GGGGCTGGAACCAGCGGTACGCCCGACCCGAAACACCCCGGCTACCTGCATACCTACGGCAACCCGGCAAACATGCCTATGTACAACGGTGCGAAGCACATAAAGGAACGACTGCCCGCACTTGCAAGGGAGGTATTTAGCGTTGATTGACATTGAGTCGAAGGTGTACGGGACGATTGCCCCGGCCCTGCGTGATGCTTTCACGGGAATTACCACTTCTGGCGAGTACGTCAAGGCTCCCTCCGAGTTTCCCTTTGTGAGCATCGTTGAGGCCGACAACTACACGTCCCTGAATAGGCTGGACACTTCGGACACCGAGAGGTTTGCAACCCTGATGTACGAAGTGAACGTGTACTCCAACAAGGGTTCGAGGAAGAAAAGCGAGTGCAAGTCCATACTGGCGATGATCGACCAGATCATGTACAGGATGAACTTCACCCGGATAGCTTCTACCCCGGTACCCAACTTGGAGAACGCGAGTATCTACCGTATGACTGCCCGGTACAGGGCAGAGACGGACGGAACAAATATCTATAGGAGGTAATGAACTATGGCGATTTCTACCTACAAGGTCTTTCTGATGAAGAAGGGCACTGGCAACGAGTACGCCAAGCTGGTTGACATTAAGGAGTTCCCCGACCTCGGCGGCGACCCCGAAATGCTGGAAACCACTACCCTGTCTGACAAGATGCAGACTTTCATTCTGGGTATTCAGTCCAACGAGGGCTTGCAGTTCACGTCGAACTACACCAAGACCGACTACTCCAATCTGAAAGCGTTGGAAGGTGCAACCGAGTCCTACGCTGTGTGGTTCGGTGGTACTGAGGGCACTGACGGCACTGTGACCCCCACCGGCAGCGATGGCAAGTTCTCCTTCGACGGCGAACTGAGCGTTCATCCCGTGGGCGGCGGCGTGAACGAAGTCGTGGATATGGCTATCACCATCGCCCCGTCTACCGTGATTACTTTCGAGTAATCGACCAACAAACAGGAGGTAAACACTTATGAGTAAGCAGTTGACGTTCGTTTACAACGACAAGGAGTACACTTTGGAGTTCACCCGCGCTACTGTGCGGCAGATGGAGAACAACGGGTTCGTGGCAACCGACATTGAGACGAAGCCCATGACGGTTCTGCCTGACCTGTTCCGGGGTGCTTTCCTCGCCCACCATCGCTTCGAGAAGGCCGGGGTTGTCGATGAAATCTATGCCAAGATGACCAACAAGCCCGCCCTGATTGAAGCCCTGAGCGACATGTACAACGAACCTATCAAGGCTCTGCTCGACGAACCCGAACAGGGAAACGTCGAATGGACTCCGAACTGGTAAGCGATTCGGAGTCCGACACGGGGAGGAAGGGACGCAAACCTTCCTCCCTGACGGAGTATTTTGAAAAACTCTGTCCCTTTTACATCAATGCGGGCATGACCTACGACCAGTATTGGTACGGCGACGCAACCATAGTCAAGGCATACCGCAAGGCTTACCACATGCAGATGGAAAACAAGAACTTCTATCTGTGGCTGCAAGGCCGGTACTTCTATGATGCGCTGTGCTGCGTGGCTCCTATCCTCCGGGCATTTAGCAAGGCTAAGAAGCCCATTGCCTATCACGAACAGCCTTATGAGTTGAACACCGAATACTCTGAGGTTCGGAGAAAGCAGAGGGAGAAGGAGAGTGACAACAAGGCGCGGCAGATGATGGAGGCATTTGCTACGCAGTTCAATCAAAAATTCAAATCTAAGAAGGGAGGCTAAATCATGGCTGATAACGTGCAGATTCAAGGCATTGAATTTGAAGTCGTGGGCGTGTCTGAACAGGCCGCAAATGGCTTAAAGCCTTTGATTTCTTCCCTGAACAAGTTGAAAAGGATTACCGCGAACGGGCTGGGGTTGAAAGCCATAATTCAGGAGATCAAGGATTTCAACTCTGCCCTCGGTAATGGTGAAACTCCTTTGACTGGACTTGCGAACGCGATCAACCAGATTAGCAGTTCGAGTCGTAAACTGGGTAGCGTCCATACTCATTTGGACGCTATTTCTCAGTTGGACTTCTCCAACCTGACGCAAGCGGCTGAGGCTATCGGCAACATCGCTGCTTCGGCGGGCAGTCTCAGGGGATTCGGTAGTAGACGTGCGGGTATCGCTGGCTCCAACCTCCCGGTTCCCTACGGTGCTGTGGATTCTGGCACTGAGGAAGTGGGCGGCGAGAGGGAAACCGGCACAGTAGAAGATCAGTTCAGGGCTACGTCTGCGGCGGCAGACAGCATGTTCAGTAACCTTGACCGAAACGCTATCCTTTCCTTCAACCAGATTGACTTGCTTATCGCCAAGATCGAACTTCTGAAAAGGAGATTGAGCGAGGGTTTGCCCTCCAACGGCGGTAACATGGGAGATCAGGAGATTGCCAACCTTGCTTTGCAGATTAAACAGGCTGAGGCACAGCTTGATTCCTTGCAGAAAAAGGCGATGCAGAACAGTTCGATCAGTAAGGCGTTCGACAACGCGAAAGCTGCTGCGGACAACCTGAAATCCAAGTTGAAGGAACTGGCTAAGGAGTTCGGCAAGCTGACCCTGAAAGGCTTGAAACTGGGTGGTAGTTTGTTGGCATTGCCGTTCAAGCGGCTTGCGTCCAACATTCAGAAAACCATTGCCCCTATCAAGCAGTTCATTTCCTCTATCGGCAGGATTGCTATGTACCGTCTGGTGCGTAGCGCGATTGCCGGGATAACCAAGTCCTTGACGGAGGGTATCAAGGCTCTGTACGAGTACAGTAAGACGGCTGGTACGAGTTTTGCAAAGTCTATGGACTCCATATCGGCTTCGGCAAACAAGCTGAAAGGTAGTCTCGCGTCGATGGCGGCTCCGATTATCGAAGCCCTTGCCCCGGCACTGGATTTCCTTATGAGCAAGATTTCTGCGTTGCTGAGTCTGATTGCACAGCTTTTCGCCGCGCTGAGTGGCAAGGGCGTTTTCACCAAGGCGACCAAGGGTGCATCGACGTTCGGCGGTGCGGCTGGTAGTGCTGCGAAGGAAATGCGTATGCTTATCAGCGGCTTCGACGAACTGAACGCTTTCTCCAAGTCTGGCGGCGGTGGAGGCGGCGGTGGGGGTGGTAGCGGTATCACCTTCGAGGAAATGCCGATTGCGCAGGAGATTCTTGACTTTGCCAAGAAGCTGCGCGAAGCCTTTGAAGCTGGCGACTGGGAAAAGCTGGGACGGCTGCTGGGCGAGAAGATCAACGAGATTTGGGACAGCATCGACTGGCCCGGTATCGGCAAGAAGCTGGGTAAGGGCATTGACGGTGTAATCCGCACAATGTATTCCATGCTGAAAACTATCGACTTCAAGAAGATGGGTGCTGACCTTGCGTCTATGGTGAACGCTGCGTTCGCTGAAATCCACTTCGACATTGCCGGTAGACTGCTGGTACGAAGGATTACGGCCCTGTTTGATATGCTGATAGGCTTTATCATGGGGCTTGACTGGGGACTGGTTGCAAAGTCCATAGGCGACTTCCTGAGAGGCGCGTTTGACGAGGCGGCTGAATGGCTGGCAAGTACGGACTTCGCTTCGCTTGCTCGAACGCTGAGTGATGCGGTGAAGAAAATCCTTGACCAGTTGATCGACGCTGCGAGTCATATTCCTTGGGAAGAATTTGGCAAGGCCATAGGTGATTTCCTGACGAATGTTGACTGGTGGGGTATCTTCACCAGAGTAGCAAAGCTGATTTGGGAGATTATGAAGGGCGTTATCAAGGGTGTGTTCACTACGGACGGTGGACGCATACTTGCGGGCGTATGGCTGCTGTTCAAGAGTCTGTCCTTGGTTCCCGCGATGCTTAAATTCATGGCGGCAAAGGCGGCTCTGCAATGGGTCATGGCAATGATGAACCCGATTACGGGTATGCCGGGACAAGTGGCCCAGACGGGACAACTACTGCTACCTGCTGGTAAGAACCTTGTCGGCGCACTGACCAAGGGTATTCTGATGGGCGTGGGCGGCATTGCCGCTGCGTTCTGGGGTATCAAGGACGCGCTAATGAACGG